GAAGCTTTGCGGGTTTTAGCACATTTGAAGGAGTTACTGATCCAGGTCAAGCTCTTGAATACACAATGTGTAGGACCCTGTGGATCATAAAGAACGCCGAACGTGACTGAACTTTTGCCCTTCTGCTTAGGCGTTTTCGGCGTTGTTGCCTGTGAGGGCAAGTCCTCCACGGTGTCAGATGAACTGGAGGGGATGGGGGCTTTCTTCTGCGGCGCCTTTTTCTGAATCCACTTTGCGCCCCCAAATGCTGTGATGTCCGGCAGCAGTTGCAGCTGCCTGGAGACCACTTTTGTTTGCCTTCGCTGTCGTCGGTTCTTTAAAGCGACAAATAGCAGTTGGGTGCAGAACCCGACAGTTATGAAGGCTGAAACAAACAAACAAACAAACAAACAAAAAAGCAATGCAGACTTAACCCGATACGTCTGCTTAGCCACGGACAACAAACTACTAACATACCAACTCACAAAAACTGTCTGCATAAGGTGTACCATTGTTAAAAGAAGAATTAGTACGTTACAGCGGCCAGGCCCAAGTATTGTCAGGCACTTCGTGCCACGGTCTCCTCTCTCACAGCAACGCGACGAATTATGATGGTAGGCGGAAAATTCGTCGGCTTCGGCTCTCCACTTCTCAGAGTGGCTAAGCCACAGCCCCGGGCTGCCCTCCAAATTGGATGGGAAAGAAATGATATCCAAATTAGAAGTTTGGCGTCCTTCCTGTGAGTGTCTCTGACCTTCAGAGCCCTATCGTCCTATCAATCTGACCGCTGCGCCGGCTTATCCGGCGTGGGCGTCTCCCCAACAACCTCAGTGCCGCGGTTGTTCAATCTGTACCCAAAACTAAGGGAGCCACACCGCACTGTGGCGTTGGGTCTTTGCACGCCCCGTCGGCGAGTAACGAATTCGCCGACCCCGATCACAGTAATTCGAGATGACCGGTGAAAGTGGCCGATGCCACAACGTTACAACGCGGACCGATGAATGCGTAACTATCCAACGTGACCTCTACATACCAATTCCCACACGTTGGTGTACAAGCATATATATTGATGTAATCACAATGGTCC